TGGACAAAGTGCTAGTGACGAAGTAGGATTTCATGGCGCAAAATCTACCCAACATACGACCATTCCACTTAATGGTCTCATTCAATCTTTCGGTGGTTCCAATGTTGATGATACGACCATTTTCAATGGTGGTCTTAGTGGGGTTGGTGGAAATGGTTTTTATACTATTCACTCCTTAGTAAGAGCTTTGAAAGAAAAAGGGATTCTAGATTTAGACGGTGGCACTTCACAAGCTTAATTAAAGGATAGTTAATATGGCAAATGAAAATGGTGCAGGTGCAAAACAACTTTCAGATCAGAATAGTGATGGAGCTATAATTGGCCAAACTGATAGTGATAAAGCCGGATTTCATGGTGAGGCAGTAGTGCAACATACTGGAACTAATCCAAGCGGACTATTTCAAGATTTTGGTGGGAGCAACGTTACCATTAGTAGTATTTTCAATGGCGGTTTAACTGGACCAACTGGAAATGGTTTTTATACAATCCAAGCCATAGTTAGAGCATTGAAGGATAAGGGTATATTAGATCAAGACGGCGGCACTTCACAAGTTTAATTTAAAAGGAAAAACAATGGCACAAGATTACCCAAAAATGATTTATAAGTATATGGATAAGACTTCATATAAAATAGTACATTCTTTCGAGGAAGAAGAAGCTTCAGTTAAAGAAGGATACGGAGAATCTAAGATTATGCTTCATGGTGAAAAGCCTGAAGGACTTGAAGAAACTAAACAAGAAGAACCTAAAAAGGCTGAAAAACCTAAAAGAAAAAGAAGAACTTCCGCACAGGTTGCCGCGGAGAAAAAACCTGAAGTAGTGGAGCCTAAAGAAGAATCTAAGGAAGAAGAACCTAAAGGGGAATAATGGCTACTGTCAATAGTATATTAACTAGGTCTTTAAGGCTTCTTCAAGTTTTGGAAGCTGGGGAAGCTGCTTCGGCTGAAGAGGCTCAAGACGCTTTAGAGGTTTTAAACAATCTCATTGATTCCTGGGCAAACGAAAGCTTAATGCTGTTTGCAAGGACTGAACATTCAATCCCATACGTTCAAAATCAAACCGAATATACTATTGGAACGGGTGGTGATTTTAATGTCACTAGGCCAGTTAGTAACGGAATAATGAACGCCTTTACAAGGACACAAGATTCTGATTGGAAGATGACAGAAATCAACAACAACCAATACCAGGAGATTGTAGTTAAAACTGTAGAATCAAGTTATCCCCAATTCTATTACTATAGACCTTCATTTCCTTTAGGGAAAATTACAGTGTGGCCAGCCCCACAAGAAAACCTAACTTTCTTTATTAATGTGAAATCCCAGTTCACCGCCTTTGCAAATGTTAGCGCAACTGTGGCCCTTCCCCCTGGATATGTTCGCGCACTTGAATATAATCTTGCTACAGAGATTGGACCTGAGTATGTAAAGAGCACAAATACCGCCAATTATGCTAAAGTAGAACAAAAAGCTATAGAATCTAAAGAGTACATTAAGAATACTAATGATAAAAATATCCCTGAACTCAAAAATCCTGCTTCTCATTTGGGAGGTAATAGGGGTTATGGTTTGCATGGTTATTTCTTGGGTGGTTCATAGAAATATGCAGCAAGTACCATTCATAGGCCCATCTTACACTTTACCTAGCTTAGATGTCGATTCCCAAAAGACTCTAAACATGTATTTAGAATCTGTGGAAAGTGGTACAGGCAAATCAAACGCAATATTAAAAAAGCGAAGCGGTTTAAAAGAATTTACCAGTGTTACCAAATCTATTAGAAAGTTATATCAAACTTCTAGGGGCCGCTTATTTGCATTTAATGGCAATAGAGTAGATGAAATCGGGACAAGTGGATCCGTGGTTGCAAGGGGCACAATCACCACAAATGATGGTAGTATTGGTGTAGCCGACAATGGCAATGAAATGATTATTGTTGATGGTGTTCTCGGACATATTTTTAATCTTTCTACAAATTTACTAACCGCTATTTTGGATGTGGACTTTCTGGACAACGCTACCCATGTCGCTTTTCAGGATAGTTTCTTTATTGTTAACGACCCAATAAGCACACCTCCGGGGAAATATGCAGTTAGTGGTGTATTTGATGGAACAAGCTGGAATGGTTTGGACTTTGCAAATGCCGAAGGAAACCCAGATTCATTAACCGCTTTAATCTCTACAGGTAGGGAATTATGGCTATTAGGAACGCAAAGTACTCAAATAGCGGTTACTAGTGCTAGTGGATTCCCATTCACTAATTTACAGGGTACCTTATCTGATATCGGTATTCTGGCTCCATTCTCTTTGTGCAAGATGAACACAAATATATTTTTCCTAGGAGCGGATGATCAAGGCTTTGGCCAGGTCTTCATGAATCAGGGCTATACCCCAACTAGAATATCTAACCATGCTTTAGAGCAACAAATAGCCACTTATGATGAGCTGGATAAAACCACTGCTTTTTGCTTTCAGGAACGAGGACATTATTTTTATGTGCTGAATTTCCTTAATGCAAATATCACTTGGGTATATGACACGGTTACTGGTCAATGGTATCAATGGGCTTTCACTGACTATCAAAAGAATATTGATGGATTGTACAGAGGGAGCTCATACGCCTTTTTTAATAGCAAAAACTATGTGAGTGATTTCTCTAATGGTAAGATTTATGAACTAGACCCTAACACATTTGACGATGATAGCAATAAGATTAAATGCTTAAGGCGCTCACCTCATATATGGCAGGCTCTTGATAGGACCTTTTATTCATCTTTCCAAATTGATATGGAAACAGGTGTTGGCCTCACCCTTGGCCAAGGCAGTGACCCCCAAGTAATGCTTAGATGGTCAGTCGATGGCGGTTACACTTGGAGCAATGAGCATTGGAGAACGGCTGGGAAAATAGGAAACTATGCTTCCCGTGTTAAATGGTATCGTTTGGGTTCTTCTAGAGATAGAGTGTTTGAGGTTGCTGTTACTGATCCAGTACAAGTTACTTTCTTAAATGCATTTGTGGAAACATCATGAGCATAGAACAAGCACCATTACGGGAACCTATTAATGTGGAAAAAATGCCATGGATTAGGTATTTCCAGAATTTATTTGATAGCCTACAAGGAATTAGTACACAGGATACTAGTACTTTTAATGGGGATATTGATATCACAACAGGAAACAATTATTCTCATGCTGGGGTGGATGGGATAAGTGAAACTCTTATTTTCGGTGGAGGTGCGAGTGGAGAAGTTTCAACCATTACCATTTCAGGTGGAATTATTACAGGAAGGACATTAGTTCCTTAAAAAAAAGTTATGAATTACTATAAAAATATTTACATTAAGATTGAGGTGAAAAAATGCCAATTCCATTAGTAGCAGCGGGCCTTATGGCAGGTGCCAAAATAGGCGGTGACATAATCGGCGGTATTTCCGCGAATAAAGCTTCACTAAGGGCACAAGCAGCACAACAAAAAGCATTAAGAGAAGCAAGTGGTATATCTCAGGATTACTATGGCAAAGCTATTGAGGGTCATACTCCTTTCCAACAAGCTGGAACAGAAGCCTTTCAAAACTTAGCGAGTTTAACAGGTGAAGGGGCTTTCAATGTAGATGCCCCAGTATTTGACCCGGGTGATCCTTTTTCAAGCCAATCCGTACTTGATGACCCTGGATATCAGTTTAGATTAGGCCAAGGAACTGGAGCAGTGGAACAATCCGCAGCGGCAAGAGGTGGGGCTTTAGGTGGTCAAACTTTAAAAGATTTAACTTCTTTTTCCCAGGGCCTCGCTAGTGATGAAATAGGAAACGCTTATAATCGATTTGCCAATGAACGTGGATTTCGTTATGGGACTGAACAGGATTTATTTAGAAATCGTATGAATCAACAGCAACAACGCTTTGGTCGTTTATCTGATATTGCAGGCTTTGGCGAGAGAGCGGCTGGACAAGTTGGTAGATTACAAACGGGCCTAGGTGACATATTATCAGGCAATCGTTTAACGGCTGGAAATGTTAGTGCCCAAGGAACCATGGGACGGGCTAAGAATTTCAGAAATACTTTAAGTTCAAGCATAGGCGGCCTTAGTGATTTAGCTGGTGGTTTTGGTGGACTTATGGGCGGAGGCGGCGGAGGCGGAGGTCTTGGCGGTCTTATGGGTAAGCTTGGCGGTCTTTTTGGTGGTGGTGGCGGTGGTGGTTTACCACAAGGTGGAATCCCTGGTTTAGACTTTGGGAGTGCTTAAAAATGCCTATTGATTATAGGATATTATCAGACTTAGGCGGCCCACAAGCTCCTAATAGAGGCGTTCTTGAAACAATGCAAAGAAGCTTAGCCGCTGGAGATTTATTTAGAAATCGTAGGAACCAACAGCAAGTTAAGGATATTTTCAGTAAGAATGTTACACGGTCCCCAACGGGTCAAGCCTCTTTAAATAAGCAGGGTGTTTTAACAGACTTATACCAAACACAACCCCAAATGGCTCTTAAGTATGAAGACGCTTGGAAGCAAGAAGCCCAATCACAATCTGACTTTCAAAAACAGCAATTAGGTGGATTAAAGCTTGGGGCCCAGATATTGAGTGGAGCAAGTGACCCCATGGCAGCGGCTAGACAGATGCACCAATCGGGTTTAGATATTGGAGACATGCCTCCACCTGGTAGTGCTGACTGGTCAATGTGGGCCGATAATAGAATTTCGATGGGAAGTAAGGCTCAATTTACAAAACCATTAACCGCAAAAGATGTTTTGGCGGAAGATAGAAGAAATAGTCTTGAGTTATTGAGTGAAGAGTTTAGAGCTAATTTGCTTCCATCTTTAGACGTGTCCAATTTAGCGACTGATAAAAACGCAAGAAACAAGCTTATTAAAGAAATTAATCAAAGTAAATATTGGGACACACCTTTGGCCAAGCAAGTTATGAAAGGCTTAAGAGGTAAAGGGTCTAATTTGGCTGAACAACTAGGTTCTTTAATGTCTAAAATGGATATAGCTGAAACGAAATTAACAGGCTCCGAACAAAAAGGGCTTGGAGCTGTCACTCCATCCGTTGCCGATATGAATAAACTTGTTGATATGTATCACGCTGGAGACACTGGAACGGTTAAAAGTTTTGTCACCTCCCTTGCGTCTAGGATTCCTGTTCTAGGTGAAAGAGTGTTTGCGGATGTATCGGAGTTTAAAAAACATAAGGCCACTATGTCTGAAAGATTTTTAAGGGCCGCTACTGGAGCCGCTGCTCCCGAAGAAGAAGTTGCCCGATATTCTGGCTTTTTACCTGAATGGGGAGATACCCCAAGGCAAGCCCAAGCTGCTATTGAATCTTTTATGTCAAATGTTAGGGCAAGAGCGTTTGAATCTGTTTCTAGGTTAGAGGCATTAGGTACAAAAGAATCTTTGGCCAAGGCTGCAAAAATAGAGAAGAATGTCCAGAATATGCTTAGTCAAGTAAAATCAATTAAAATTCAGGATGAGGGGGCACAAGGTGTTAGCCCTGAAGCTGGCGGTCAAAGAAGGCCTTCAGCTAAATCGAAAGATGAAGATATTGGGGCCTGGTTAAGGTCTAAAGGTATGAGATCAGATACAAAAACTATCTCTATTATAAAAGAAAGGTTGAAACGTGCCAATTAGCGATGATGAATTATTATTAGGTATTGAATTAGACCCAGAATTAACAGCGATGGAACAGGCTGGTTCAACTCAGGCCGCACCAACTATTGAACAAGTGGCTCAACAGCCAATCCCTCAACAGCAAGAATTTTTCCAACAAGAACCTGGGCCAGAACAAATACCCACTACAGCTGGAGCCACAACGGGTGGAATTACAAGAGAAGAGATGGAGGCCGCTTTCCCTAGGGATACCAAAGCCGAGGGGCTAGCTTCTAAAGCATTTGATTTTATGAGTTTACCTGGCAGATTTGCCGCCGCTTTATTATTTCAAGGAGATAAGGATAATTTCTTAGAGGCTGTAGGGCACATAGAAGCACCAGAAGAAGCAGGTTTTTTAAGGTCTATGGCTGAAAATATGCTAAGAGACCCAGCGACACCCGTTACATTAGTTCCTGGTGTTGGTCTTGGGGCTAAAGCTTTATCTGCCGGAAGTAGGGTTGCAAGGATGGGTAAGCTTGCGTTGTTGGGTGCTGGTGAAGGGCTTGTAAGTGGAACAATACATCAAGCCGATATTGCCGCCCAAGGTGGAGACCCTAGCGCATCCTCTTTGGCTGCCGAAACTGCATTAGGTGCAATAATTCCTACAGGATTAAAAGGAATTGGAATGGGTCTTAAGAAAATGGGG